CGTCCGGCCCCGGCGCCCCCACCCCCCCCACCCCCCTACCTGAAAGGAGCCGGGCGTGAGCCATCGGTGCATCAACGCTTTCGAGTACGCCAATCGGATCTATCCCGGCGGTTGCGAGGTCGCCGACGACGACCCGATCCTGTCCAGCCACCGCGAACACTTCGCGAAGGTCGATCCGGTACCCAGTTTCGTCGCGACCGAGACGGCATCGGCCACACCCGGCGAGAAGCGGGCCGTCGAGCCTGAACCCAAGAAGGCGCCCCCGCCAAAGGCGCCTGCCAAGAAGGCAGCCCCCAAGATTCCCGAGCCGGAAGGCAAGACCGATGCGTAACACATTCTCCGGAACCCTCGCCGTCAAGGCGTTGGCCACCACCACCGTCGACACAGAGGCCGTCAACGGCAACGCGGTCGACACCGGCGTGTATGGCAACAACTTCCGCGACGTCCTGTTCATCATCAACTCAGGCACCCTCGCCGACGGCACCTACGCCGTCACGGTGGAGGAGTCTGACGCGAGCGGATCGGACTACGCCGCAGTGGACTCGCGCCGCCTGATCGGCTCGCTGCCGGCATTCGATTCGGCCTCAGAGGACGGTGTGTGGAAATCGTTCGGCGTGCGCCCCACCAAGCGGTACGTGCGCCTCGTGGTCACGCCGACAGAGGGCACAGCCGGAGGCCCGTTCACCGCGACCGCGGTGCTGGGCAACGGCGGCGACAACCCAGCAGCCCGCGCCTGATCCATGGCCGAACTGGCGTACACCGACCTGCCTGCCGCAGTGTTGGCCCGTTTCGACGACGCGGACGACTATGCGGCGGCGCAGGCGGCCATCGACACCGCCCTGGTGGCCGCGCGCCGATACTGTGGTTGGTCGGTGTCGCCGGTGGTTACAGACGACGAGGTGACCGTCGACGGGTCGGGTGGCCAGGTGTTGTCGGTGCCGACGCTGAATCTAGTGTCGGTCAGCACGGTTGACGAGGACGGCGTCACGATCACATCGTCTGATCTCCGGGCGTCGCGCCTGGGCTTGCTGCGCAAGAGGTCGGGTGGGTGGTGGACGTCGGCGTATGACGCTGTGACGGTCACGATGACCCACGGGTTCGCCGAGGATGATGCGCTGGATTGGCGTCGCGCGGTGATCAACCTCGTTGACGACTGGAGCGAGGCGAGTCTGCGCGACGGCAGCGACATGAAGCGCAAGAAGGTCGATGACGTCGAGTACGAGTGGTTCGAGACGGCGCTGTCGACGGATGCTGAACTTGCTGAGAAGTTCTCACAGTTCCGGATCCTGCCCTCGCCATGAGCTTCGGCAACCAGACCTTGGTGTTCACCGTCGTGACGGGCACCGGTACGTACGACGATTATGGCCAGGAGATCGTCACCGAAACGACTGAGCCTGTCTATGGCTGTCACCATCGCCCGTTGAGTGCAGCTGAAGCGGCTGAGGCGTACGGCAATGTTGCCCGTCAGGTGTGGCGGTCAACCTGTCCACCGGGCGCCGTGGCGACGGGCGCGAAGTCGACCGGTGAGTTCACCGAGGCCGGCAAGACCTTCCATGTCATCGGTGGTGCGAAGCCGTTCCAAGACCTCACATCTCCGGTGAAGGTCACCATCGACTCCGAGTATTACCCCTGAGTAGGGAGCCAATCGTGGGCTATTACAACGTCGTTGCGCCGTGTGTGGTGGGGAAGTTGCACTACACCCGGCCGACTGTGCAGCCGATCGAGGTGGATGACGAGATCGCGGGGCCACTGGTGGAATCGGGGTGCCTGGAGCCGTATCCGGCCGGACGCCAGGCCAATCACACCGAGCCGACCGCCGATGATCCGCTCGACAGTCTTGCCCCGGGTGCTGGTGCTGCGGCCGAACGGGGTGTGGAAATGGCGAACGAATTCATCTCCGCTGCAGGCCGAAAGTTCGCTGGAGCCGCCGAAGAGTTGGCGCAGGAGGAGCGGAAACTTAAGGAGGCCCGGGAAGCCGTCGAGGAGTCGCCCTCCGACCGCGCGCCCCGTCAGTCTCGTAGCCGTTCTCGCCGTAAGCCTGCCGAGGACTAGCTCGTGGCTGATCTTCGTGACCTGATCCCGCAGGCTGACATCGACGACGCGCTCGAGAACGACGACGCGGTCATTGCGTACAAGGTGGCGGTGGCTCGTCAGGGTGTGCAGTACGCGAAGTCGATCGCCCCGGTTGATGATGGCGATTACCGCGATGGGATACGGGTCGGCCGCGTAGGCAACTCTGGTGTCGAGATCGAGTTCTCTGACTACAAGTCTCACTGGGTCGAGTTTGGCACGGAGGATCAGGAGCCGAACCCGGTGCGCGCGAAGACCGAGAATCATCTCGAAGGCACCGTAAACGGATGAGCGCGCCGCTCACTCCCGCCCTGACTGCGGTCGATGTCGAGGTGTTCGTCCGGGCCTGGCTGCTGCCGATCGTCACCACCAGTCCGGCAGGGGCGGGTGTCGGGTCGGAACTGTGGCGACCTAAGGCGGCCCCGTTGACGCCGATGCCGCTGCCTTACCGCGCGGTGCGGCGGATCACGGGTCCGACGACGGACTACCACGATGAGCCGGTCGTGTGGGTCCACACGTTCGGCGCCACCTACTCGGCCGCGGCGATCGCAGCCGGTGCCACCGATGACCGGATGCGTGTCCTGGTCGAGTATCCCGGCTGGGGCACCACCGTAGGGGGGCGTGTCGTGCACTGCGACTGGGTCGAGATCGTCGCGGCCGCCCATGAAGAGTCCTACGGCGCCGAAAGCGTCGTGACACGGTTCGTCAGCGAGTACAGGCTCAGCCTGTCGCTCATTCCGGCTTCTTAGCCGCGTAGCTCCACCCACATTCGTCCCGGCTTTTAGCCGGGTCGCGGCCCCTGCGCCGCAATCGAACAGCCACTCATCCGCCGGATGCCTTCCGGTTCATCCCTTTCCGAAAGGACGCTGTTATGGCGATTCCCGAAGTCGGCACCGACTGGATCTCCGCCGGCATGGACCTCCGAGCCCCTGAACTGTTCCAGCGCGGCACGGGCGTGGCGGTGCTCGCCCGCGACGCGCGCGGTCCCGCAACCAACCTGTCGCCGCACAACTCCGATGGGTCGATTCGCTGGTCGCCTTTCGCGCAGGACATGGCGATGCGTGACGATCTGCTGCTGATCCTGAAGCCAGGCGGCTACTTTCAGCCCAACCCGGAACCGAACGAGGGCTTCATCCACCTCGGCCCGCAGAAGGACGGCGACGGACCGTCATGGAAGCCGAAGGTCACCAACGACCGCTTCATGATCGTGCAGGACATCGAGCCCTACGACACCATGGTCACCGAGCTCGAGGAGCCCTTCAGTGTGACCCCGGTCGACACCGGTACGCCGTGGGTTCAGCGGATGCGGAACAACAGCCCGTTCTCCGATGAGGACGGCAACTCGCTGATCGAAGATGTCGGCAAGCTCAACGCCGTCTATGCCCGCACAACCGGTGCCCGCGATCCCGGTCGCCAGTTCCTGTTCTTCCGTGCGCGGTTCTGGAATGGCAAGCCGATCTACTCGTGCGATGTGATCGCGCTGGCGAAGTACGACGACCTCGGCAACTCGAAGATGGACAAGAAGGATTCCGAGGCCGCCGAGATTTCGTACCTCCCGGTTCGTGACGGGTTCACTATGGCGTTCATCGACGGCGTGTATCAGCCGGTGAAGATGTACCGGATCTGGGGCGGTTCAGGCTATGCCGCGCTGGGTGGCCTGGCGACGTTCGCGGCTGCTCTGCCGGTGGCAACCCCGGGTGATGCGGGTGAGGCGACGTTGGCGTTTGAGGAGCCGACCGGCCCGTCTGATCCGTGGACGTACACGGCGCAGCAGTCGGTCGATGACGGCGTGACGTGGGGTTCGGCGATCGTGCCCGACGACGTGTCGGTGGCGGGCGGCACTGTGACCCTGTCCCTGTCGGGGCTGACGTCGGGCGCATCGAAGTTGCGTGCGGTTGCGACTGGCTCGAACGGGCTCAGCGCGAACTCGCCCGCTTCGGCCAGCGTCACCATCGCGGCGTAACAGACCCCCGCCGGGGAGAGTTCGGGCTGTTCGCTTCCCGGCGGGTTTCTACCCCCGCAACAGCCAATCCGCAACAGCCCGAAAGGAACAGCCATGTCTGAAGAGCAGGAGTCAAGAACACCCGAGGCGGCCAGTGCGCAGGCTGCAGAGTTCCTCGGCGTGTTCAACGGCCAGGACTTCGACCTCGGCAACGGCCAGTCATGGCACTTGCCGCACCCGAACCTGATTCCGCAGGCGATGAAGCGCCGCTATCTGGAACATCTGCGGTTCATCAACAAGGATCTCGACACCGAGGACGTTCCTGTCACCGATCCGATCACCGGCAGGAAATCCAAGCGTAAGCAGACAGTGTGGCCGCTGTCCTACGACAAAGTGCTGATCGACGAAGACGAACTGCTGTGCATCGCCCTGATGGGTGACGACGCGGTCAAGGACCGTGAGGCGTACTTCAAGGACGGCACTCTGCCCGTCACCTACGAGCGGTTCCTCGAGGCCGGCGGTGTCCCCGGGCAGGTGCAACTCCATTGGCGCGTCATGAATCTGCAGATGGAGGAGCGCATCAAGCGCGATCCCAAAAGTCGTTGACGCGCTGGCCTACTGGCTGAGTTGGCCAGAGGAAATCGAGTCCGATCTGTGGATTCACTGCAACAAGACAGACATCGGGTGGTGGCACCGGCTGGTCATCGACCCCGAGACCGGTGCGCCGCGCCTGTCGAGCAGGCGGCTGCTGATCCTGCTGGAGGGTCTGCCTGACGAGAGCCGCTACAAGGCGGTCGCTGAGCGGGGTGGCCGCCTGCCGCCGGCTCTGGATCTCGCGGCCAGGAGCTTCAACGAGCAGTTGCGGTTCCGGGCTTCATTCCATGCGGCGAACAGCACTGATGACAACGACGCCCGGTTTGATCCGTCGCCGTTCTTCTATCTCGACCCGGTGGACCTGAAGGCGAAAGCCGAACGGGAAGAGCAGGAATCAAGAGCCGTTGCGCTGTTCAACGCAGAGGTCGGCTATTCGTGAGAGGTGGTGAACGCTCGTGCCTTTGACACTGCGGATTGAGTCGGAGCTCGACGAGCGTTCGGCCACTGCTGCGGCGTCGCGTGCGGAGCGGATCTATACCGAGTCTGCGCAGAAGATGTCGCGTGAACTCAGTGAGGGTTTGACGCGGGGCGCGCGTGAGGGCGGCGCGGCGATCGAGAAGATGGCCACCGACGCCCGCAACTCGTACAAGCAGGTCGGCGACGCTACCGACGAGTTGCGGCAGCAGGAGCGGCTTCTCAAGGAGATGCGCGAGGAGGGTGCCCGCGGCGTCGAGGTTCAGGCCGAGCGGGTGCGGCAGGCGCGTAAGCGTGAGAAGGACGCCATCAAGGAGGCTGCGGCCGCCTATGACGAGTACGAGCGGGCGGCGCGCAGCGCGGGCGAGGCGGGCGAGCAGGCCGGCGGGTCGATCCTTGGAGGTCTGAGG